CTGGACGGTCATTTCAAATTGTGTTGCGGTTTCACTAATTTCTGTTCCAATCACATAGGCATCTGGCCAATATTTTTGAAAGAATCTTTGTTCCCCACCATTTCTCGTCCCATGACATATGATATTGCTTGCCCCTAGCTTTTTTTCTTTGATCCACTTTACGTGATCTTCCTTTTTAAATTGCCAGGTAATCTTACGTTTATTTGCACCTGTTTGGGCATCAACATAATGATCGTAGTTTTCATATTTGTGGACTTTGAGCATTACCTATTTCCAATATTATATTTTGGGCATAATTCCCATTCATTTTTTTCTTTAAAAGGAATTATTTTAATTTGTCTAAGAGGAGCAATCGGTACTGCTTTACTCTTATTGTCAATTGATATCAATCCCCAATCACTCATAAGAGTAGCAATCGTATTTCTACGTGCAATGTCATTTTCTTCAAGATTAGATTTCTTACCGTCAAGTAAGAATAACTCTTTGAAGTGCACAATGAAATATCTACCCTGCTTGTGTAGTATATGACATGATTGGTATAGCTTATTGTCTTTACGGGATGCAACACCAATGCGAGTTAGTGTCTCACGAACCTTCAGAAAATCGTCTGGTTCGTTGAGAGTAACTTCGAGCATCGAAGTCGGTGTCCACTCTATTAAATTATTTTCTTCCACCTTTGTAAACCTTCTTCTTTAATTCATCTATATTTTCTGATGTGAGAAGGGACAAGACTTGGCGGGCTTTTTCATTATTATAGCCATAATATTCCTTGACAACTTCCACGTCACTTACGGTTTCAGGTTTGTTCCATTTTGAGAAACGTTTCTTCTTCCTGACTATATTTATCAAAAATGAAAATTGTAGAAAATTATCAATATGGTGGTGTTGATTCATTTCGTTTGCCATCAAAACAGTGTCATTAAAATAAGAAAGACTACGATTAACCATAAAAGGATTGTAACCTTTTTCTGCCAAATCATCGACCATAATATTTTGTTTCGTGTAGTTGATCGCATTGAGATACTCAAATGGGTTCATTTAAAACCATCCTAACTTGATGCCATTATGTGCAATAATAAAAAAACAAGCAACCAAGTGAGTGAATACCCAAATGGAACGTAACACAGCGGCAATATCGCTTTCATGATCATCTCCTATCTTACTGCCAATTGTCTTGGCCCATATTCTCCACGCTCTATGCAAAGTCAACATTCGCCATAATCTCCGTCATACAAGCAACCACATTCAGTTCATGGTCAGCAACGAATGCGTTCTTATATTGATAGTCTGCAAGAATAAGAACTAATTGAGGAATAGATTGGGGTTTTAACTTATCGTACATACGATCATATATACCACGAAAGATAGCAGAAGCATCGGTGTCGATATTATTGACCACCCATGATCTCATTTTCTTAAAGTCTTTTGATTTCAGGTGAGTAAAAAGAGAATCGAAAGATTGAGTATTATCACTGCTGCTATTGTTAACAATCCCCACCATAGAATGTCTTTGTAATTCATTGAGAATCCTTCGCCAATCAGGTGCATGTTTCATAATCAGATCAACAACCGCCATCTGATCGTAGCTAATACCTTCATTTTCTAAAATGGTTTGAGAACGTTTAAGCATTTGTGCTGCTAAAGGTTGTAGATCTTTTTTAGATGTATTGAATTCATATACACCACAACGAGAATGTAACGGTTCGATTATTCTATTCTTGAAGTTACAAGTTAGAAGAAAACGACAGTTGTTAGCAAACTCCTCAATGAACCCGCGGAGAGCTGGCTGTGTTGACTGTGGATTAAGATAATCTGCTTCATCGAGAATGACAACTTTATACCCTCCTTGTAGAGAAACGGAAGATGCAAACTGTTTGATCTTCGTCCTAAGAGTATCTATATTGCCTTCTTCACTTCCGTTGATTAAAATATAATCTAATTCTAATTCATTGCAAAGAGCTCGAGCAACAGTGGTTTTACCGAGGCCGGCAGTACCAGTGAGGAGCATATTTGGAAGCTCCCCACCGTCTACGATTTTTTGAAATACTTGCTTTAGGCTATCTGGTAAGATAGTCTCAGCAATCGTTTTTGGGCGGTATTTCTCGACCCATAAGAAGTCGTTAGACATTCACAATCTCCATAACAAAAAATAATTATATCACAAAAAAGAGAGATTGTAAATCCTATTCTTCTTCCTCGTCTTCCATAGCAGCTTCTTGTTGTAACTGTTCACATATTTGTACAACTTGAATGCATTGGTCACGAAGAGTACCAATGGTCGATAGTTCTTCACCTTTAAATGCGCCACGTTGAGTCATAGCATCAATCACTGCGATTGTACTTCGACTCGATTTATTTGCAAGATCTTGCAATTGATCAATAGTTTCTGACATGTCATTATACTCCAAATGTCGAGGTTTTTTCTAGTGCAATCCAATAAGTCACGTTCACTTCTTTATTTTTGAATTGCGTTATGTATTTAGATGAAAGTTTAACTTCGTAATCACCAGGTAATATTTTGAGATTACCAATATTGATAATAAAGTTAAACTGTGCATCTTTATCGAATTCGCCATCAACATCAATTGAAAATGCATTTGATGTTGAATTGCTGGGATCGATTACCGAAAGACTTAATACACCATCTTTACCCGTAATGGATACTTGATCGTGTCCTAAGGTAGAAGCAGCACGTTTCAGTTTGTTTAATGTATCATTAGTAAGTTCAAACTGGACATTTGCTTCAGGCATATTAAGATCTTTTGATGGGCTGGTTAAGGCTTCTTCAGCTGAGAAGAAATACTTAACCTTTGATCTACCAGTTGAATCCCCGATTGTGACATACTCATCCTCAAACTTAAGTCGAGGTGTATCTACCAATCCGAGAACACCGATAAATTCATTCAGGTCATATACACCAAAGTCTTGAGGAAATGTTTCATCCACAACTGCAGTTGCAAGAACGTTTCTTGCCTCAGAGACTGTTTTGAGTGCATTGCCAGAACGAACCATTATATTCTGGTTAATACCAGAAAAATTCTTCAGTACTGATAATGTTTTATCACTTAGTTCCATAATATACTCCATTTCATTATATAATAATTATAACACATTTTGATAGATTTGTAAACCATTAAGCTACCATCTTACTAAAATTCTTTTCTTTCTTAAATTCAAGCTTAGCATTAAACTTACCATCAAGTATCTCACCTTTATGAGATATGACAAAAATATTTGTGTCATCTGAAAGCGTATTGAGTATCTTAAGTAGATTATCCACACCTTCGTGATCCAGACTCGAATCAAATGTTTCGTCAAGAATAAGAAGATTCGTAGCAACAGAGTTCTTCATCTTAGCTATGTGCCTCCAAGTGAAGAGTAGAGCTAAGTCAATACGTTGTTTTTCACCTTCAGAAAAAGAATCATATACAAAAGAATCACGGTGTCTGGATCTAATTGTCTCATTGAATCCTTCATCAAGATCAAAATGCACAAAGAAATCCAGTACCTGTAGATATTGGTTAACTAATTTATTAATCACAGGGAGATATTGCTTAATAATTTTAGTTTTAATACCAGTATCTTTGAGCATTTCACCCATGACTGTATTATAAGATATGTTCTCCGATAACTCAAATTTGTTTTCGAGTAAATTATTTCTATCTGTATTTAGATCCTCAAGATCTTTTGTTGCATTGTCTAGATCAGCACTTATATTTTTATCCAAATAAAATTGATATTCTTTTATTTGTTTTTGTAAACTAGATATCTTTACGTTATTCTGACTGAGTTGAGAAACCTTAGAACGTAAGGATTCAAGTAAAGAATTTGTTTCTTTAATACTTGATTCGATTGTAGTACCTTCTTCACCTATTTGCTTTAAGGTACTTTTATAGGATTTAGCCTCTGATTTTAATCCTTCTAATATATGGGACTTGTGATTATCTGTAATCGTCTGGTCGCAAACAGGGCAGTTTTCATTCTCTTCAAAGAATTTAGCACGTTTTCCTACCTCACTTGCTTTCGTCTTTGTATCTTGACTCCCCAGAAGTAAAGATTGTCTTTTGTTATGCAAGTTAGAAAGTATGCTTTCAGTTTCTTTAATTGAATCTTCTAAGCCGATACTTAAGTTGCCATTTTCTTGTTGTAATTGATCTATATCATTTTGGGACTCATCAATACGAGATTCATATTCTTTTCTATTCTCTTGGGTAAGAGTTTTAATATCAGATATATATTTTTTCTGTGTATCGATCTTATTCTTTGTAATATCTATTTGGTAAGATAAATCTTTGAGCTGATCTTTCAGTACACTTTGCTTATCACGTAGTAACTGGTTCATTCGGGAGAATACGTTAATATCAAGAAGATCCTCGATAACCTCTCGCCTGTGCCCTGCAGAAAGTTGCATAAATGGGATGAAAGAGGAGGAACCCAATACGACAACTTGATGGAAGGACTTATGATTTAATTTGAGGATATTTTGTTCGAGGATCTTCTGATATTCTTTAGCATGAGAAGACTGGTTGATCATAGTACCATTTTTCCAGATCTCGAAGATTCCTGGTTTGATGCCACGTACAATTCTAAAGTCAGAACTTCCTATGCTAAATCCAATCTCAACTACACACGCTTTCTGATTAATCGAGTTAACCAGCTGGTTTTTGTTAATATTACGATGTGGTTTGCCAAAGAGAGCGAATGAGATGGCATCCAGCATTGTGGATTTACCTGCACCGTTTTGACCAACAACCAGCGTGGATTTAGTCTGGTCGAGATTGATCTCTGTAAAAGAATTTCCTGATGAAAGAAAATTCTTATATTTAACTGTCTTAAATAATATCATGCTATTTCGAGAGCCTGTGCTTCTGTCATTAATTCACGCATACTAATCTTTATACGATCTTTCTCAAGATCCGTATCAACACTATCAATATAGTCTTGAACTAATTGATATGTATCTTCAACATCTAATCCCTCGTCAGATACACTATCACCAATAAACTCATTAAAGTTTTCGGCAATTTTAAGCTCATAGATATCTTGGTTTTGAATACGATCAATAAATCTATCAAAGATAAAAGCATCAGTCTTATTCACAACCGTCACCTTCACAAATTTCTTATCAAGGATTGATACGTCATAATCATTATAATCTATTTTCTCGTCATTGTAAACAATTTTTTCAAACAAAGTGTGATTATTTTTAATTTTTTCGATCTCACGGGTTTCAGTATCGATTATATGAAAATATTTTGGATCGTGAGCATCAGACCAAAAGAATTCCATTTGGCTACCAAGATACCATATATTATCTTTACGAGATGCGGTATGAAAATGACCAGTAAGAACGAGCTCAAACTTATCAAAAAGTTTATGATTCATACCACCATGAGATTGTACACCACGCATCATGTCAAACCCACCAAGTTCTAAGTGAGCTCCGCACCAGTCAGCTTTACAGTCATTAATAAAAGACATTACCTGATCATAGTTTTCTTGACATATCCAAGGAATCAATGCTATCTTCAGTGAGCCATATTCCATGACTGTTGATTCCATAACAATATTAATCTCATTCATGTAGTGGCCAAGACATTCTTTGAGTGAGTTGAGATCGTTTGTGTTCTTATAATACGTATCGTGATTGCCTGGAATAATATCCATCGTCATGCCACGATTTCTTAGTTCATTGAGGAAGTGTTTGCGATTATGATTCAAAGCTTTAAAGTTAACAAACTTACGATGATCGTAGTAATCGCCGAGGTGTAAGATCTGTTTTACCCCACGTTTTTCGCATTCCGGAAAGAATACGTTATCATAAAAGTCAGCTGCGTTATTGAGAAATATCTCAGAAGAGTTTCGTACACCGCAGTGAGTGTCATTCAGTACTGCTATTTTCATTCTAAAAATTCACTCAAATCAGAATCAACCTTAACGGTTCTTTTCTTTTTCTTTTCGGTTTTCGCATATTCCTTAACCAAAGTATCTTGACTTTTTATTTTATCAATACGATCGCGTAATGTATCAACAAAAGCATCTACAATATGTTGACTGGTATCATCGCCATTTTCATTAATAATAAAATTCTCAATACCAGATTGTGTAAGATATTTCATCTTAACATCTTGTTGTTTTTTTTCTTTTGCAATTCTTCGAAGAAAAGCGAACCAAGATATTTGTGTAAAATATGCAAATGCATTCGGTTTACCAGTACGGGTTGCTGCTTCAAGATTATAATTACTAATTGCTTTTAAGCAATTCTCAACAGCATCCATGACCATTTCTTCACGATAGGTATATCTTATAAAATTTGACTTATGTGAAAGCCCTTCAGCAATTCGAAGAAAACACTGAGCAACATAATCTGGTACTTTTGGGATAGTTGTTTTATTTTTGTTGGCTTCACGAACCAACGTAACATAATCAACTACGGCTTGTGAGAAGTCTGCATTATTTACATAATGTATACTTTTTCTTTTAGTACGAGCCATGATCAAATCCTTTCATTATGTATATTATATCGTAATTATTGAGGAATGTATACTATTTTATTTTTAAATAAAATGAAAATTTAATGGGTTTACAGAAACAGAAAGTTATGGTATAATAAGTATAACGTTCCAGGGGGAAAGAATATACTATTTTACAAACGCACCAATCCTTCCATGAACATCGGGGTAATCAATATAACGGTATCCCACGGGAGGTGCAGTCTTTTGTCCTTTCCATACAGGAATAAACTCTTCAGAGGCTTTTCCTTCACTAAAGTCTTCATTCGGTCTTAAGTGAGCTTCAATTAATTTATTGCCAATATATTCTAAATTAATACATTCATAATCTAGAATAATTGGAAAAAGAAAGTCTGGTATTATATGTTCTTTTTTATGATCAACTTTAATCCATTTCTCCCATTGAACCAAATCCATATGGGAATATTTAATTCCTTTTATAGTATTTACTTTTGTTTTACTTTTGGGCAAATAATCAACACTATGATGTTCACCATCAAACCATTCGCACCAAAAATGCCCAACTGGCAAATGCATAGTTTCTTTTTCGATAAAGATTTTTTGAGCACCAAGGCCCAATCCAAGTGCATTTACACACGGTCTCACAATATACCATTCGGGTCGAGGAACATCGGTTCCGACAGGTCCACACTTATAACCAAGCTTTCTTGATAGAATTAATTTATCTAGAATCCATATATGATCTGGTTTAATCGATTTCCAAACCAGATCCTCTGCGGTGTCTTCCACTAGTGCATTGTTCCTTTTGGTTTAAATTTAATTATATTATCGACAGCATCAGAATCAGTTAAATCAATATCATTGGGATTAAACAAATCGACATCGTTTTCTTTAAGATACTGATCTAGATATTCCTGAAACTCTTCTTCGCCCATGTCTTCAACTTTTGGGGCTAAAGTGTCAAGAGGATAATCTTTTTTATTCAATGTCTTTTTAACAGCTTGAATAGTTTTAACATAATGACCTACAAGAGCCGATGAAGGATTCATTTCGGCAATAATATGCACTGAATTTAATGTTTGTAATTCTTCGGGACTATCACTAAACGATAACCAAGGTCTAAACGCATAAAAGCGAACGCCACGATTATAATCTTCGGCAGCTATAATTCGCATCGCTCCACGTACAACCATCGCTGCGTTTTCAGGATCATCCCATTGTATTACTTCACATATGATCTCATCATCATTAGTCAGTTTAAATTGTTTTATATCTGGCATTATATATTGACCTTATAGGTTTTATGGTTAAACTGTTCTTTTTCATAAATTTTAAGACGTTCGTTCGAATGCAACATGGCAAAGTTTTTATTAGTAATATTATCTATAATATCGTAAAGTGTAGTCGGAGATCCGTCCTCACTCTTTCGTAGTCCTCTACCTATACTCTGTAAAACCCTTATCTGCGATTTACTTGGTGAAGCAAATATAATATTATGCAGATTCTTAATATTTATCCCTGTAGAAAATGTACCAAGAGACGCTACGATAATAGAATTCTTTTGTTTTTCAACTATACCTCTTATTGCCTCTCTATCTTCAGTGTCTGTTTTACCGGACACGAAAAACACTTTCCTATTTTCGTCTACTTTATCTGTAATCAAATCAAAGAGAGGTTTGCCATGTTTATCGACATAATTATAAAGAACTAGCGTATTACCCTTTTGATCTACGGCCAGATTTCGTATGAAGTTATTTCGTTTGGTGTTTGTGACAATATAGTCGATCTCGTCCATGTACGTTCTTTGTCCAAAGTCCAATCGTTCCTTTTCGCCATAATCCAAAATAATTCGCTTGATATGTAATTGCGCGAGAGTATCGTCATCTTGTAAGGCTTTTGTTGAGGTAACGCGGTGTATTGGTCCGAAAAGACCTTGTAAGACCAGTTCATGTGTTTGAGTTCCATCAAGTGTTCCTGTCGTTCCGAAACGATATTCTGCTTCGGTTGCTTTGTTCATAATGTTCATGAGTGATTTCGATTTGAATCCGTGACACTCATCTCCTATAACCATACCAAATTGTTCGAACCATGCTTTCGGTAATTTATATATTGACTGCCAAGTAGATATACAAATAGCAGCATCAAATGTTTTATCTTTACCAGAATAGATTCTATGCATACCACGTTCATCTTGACCGTATGATTTAAAATCCCCATGCATCTGTTCAACTAATCCAGTAGTTGGTACAATCACTAATACTCTTCCACCTTTCGGATATTTCAATCCACTGGTGAGAAGGTGTAACCAATATTTAATTAAAATGAAAATAATAAGAGACTTACCAGAACCAGTCGGTGATATAAGAATCGCTCTCTTTCGTTTTAAACCTTCTTCAATGCCTGATAGCTGATATGAATAAGGACGAAAAGGAAGACCGAGACTGTCAATATAATTGGCAAGTTGCTGAATATCGACTGTAGCATTTTCGTGTGGCATCCCATAGTTAGTTTTCTCTGATTCAACTATATACCCACGAGAGTTAGCAAATTTGTTTAAATGATAAAATAAACCTGCCGGAAGCTCGCCACTATTAATATCAAATAGCCTGATTTTGCCATCCCATAGCCTATTTTTATACATTGGCATAAATCTGTAACCTGGAACAAAAAACGAGAAAAACTCTCTCAGTTCTTGTGCAGTTCCACTCTCACATTGTATATGCAAATTTGCATGATTTAATTTCCGGACTGAAATTTTTTCCATTCGATCATATTCTTTATTGTTTGATGTCGCCATGTAATGTTATTTAGGATCTCTGTAAGAGTCTCTATTGTTGCTTTATAGTACTGTATTTTTTCTTCAGACTTTTGAATTTCAGGATCACTGTCATAATAATAATCAAGCTCACCTTTAAGTATTTTGAGACCGTTAAAAGGATCAGGGTCCCAACCAAGTTCCACGACTGTTTCTTGATCCATCTTACCATTGTAATATAACCATTTTTGTTTCAGTAAAGTTTTCTGACTAAACTCAGCACGTTTCAGCTGTAGTTTAACAGTTGATAGTAATTCTAAATATTTCGAGTGGATGATTGGTGCTTGGCGGGAGGATTCATCAAGTTTCATTTCATCTATTATACAGTCTTGTTTCCACATATCGTGGATGCTTTTCAAATCAATCATTATATACTCCAATTATAAAGTTATTTATATCAGATTTCTATTCACTGTTATTGATGGAGAACCATCTACATTTGATGTATAACTTGCTCCTGATAATTCAAAATAGGAAAATCTAAATGATGCTCCAAAAGAAATAAATGATTCTCCACCTGCAGTTGATTCGAATTGAATATCTGTAAGAGCTGTTGGTATACTGTCTATATATTTAACAGTTTTGGTTGTGTTATTATGACTTGATAATATAGAAAGTGTGATATCAGACATTGCTGGAGGTTGATCATTTGTTCTTTGTAATGGAGATACCATTTCAATATCAAGATTTCTTCTCATCCAAGAATACATTTCATCATAGGATTTCATATCTTCATCAAGAAGTATATTTGCTTGAAGTTCATTGAATGTAAGTTTATCACCAATGAAAGGTATACCAGTAATTTTTTGGTAAGGCATTTCTACCGAATTCATAATCATTCCTGGATGTACAAAACTTTGACAGAAGAATTCTAAATTAGGAAAGTTCTTTCGATCAATAGTAATCTTGAACGAAGTTGGTTGTAGATAATTAAAATTTTCTGTTAAGTTTGCCATATTATATTCCTTTTATCTATTTATATAAAAAAGATAATAAAAAAGGCAGCCGAAGCTGCCTTTCTTTTTATTCTATTACTAGACTTATGCACCAAGGATATTGTCAACCCTGAAGATTCTGTAATATTGGTTAGTCTTCACTGCTGCTAAACCGTCAGCTGGTGATGATCCAACGAATGGGTTTGAAGCCATGCCGTAGCGTGTCTTAAATCCAATTTTCGGCTGGAATGTGTCCTCACCAACAGCACGTACCATTGTTAATGGAACGTATGGGCAATAGAATACACCTGCGTCATATGGGTTAGTACCCTTATAACCAACGTTAATGTAATCTGTTTGTGAGTAAGGATCAACATAGACTCTTACACGACCGTTAAGTACACCAGCGAATGTGTTTCCTGTGTCATCTACATTCAAGTTTGTTGACATTGCAGGAGCATAGTCAAGCATACCTGAAGCAGAAAGCGCAGAAGCTACATCAGAGGAACATACGATAAAGTTACCTTTACCTCTACGTGTCTCTTTTGCGATTGTATTTGCTTCTCTTTCGATCTGAAGGATAAGTCCTTTGAACTTCTCTACTGACCAACGACCATCTGCATCTGTCTGTACGTCGAAGATACCGTTGATTGCTGTGTTAGTTTGTAAAGCACCTGTCTTAGCTTGTGAGTTAATTGTACGAACAACTTCACGGTTGATTTCAGCTAAGATCTCTGTTGACAGAATGTTTGCCAACTCAGTTTCAGCATCAAGACCATGAATTGCTTTCAAGTCTTGCGCTAATTCTAAGCTGTACTCTGCCTTTAGAGCACGTGACTTAGCAGTCACAGTAGCTTTTTCGATAGTGAATCCCATCTCAGAGAAGTCTGTTGCGCCTGAACCTGATCCAAGAGCTTCAGCATTACCTGTTGCCATACCACCAGCGAAGATATCAGTATTACGCTCAGAGTCGATAGATGAATCACCAGATACGTCGCCTGCACCAGCAGAATCTGCTGTAGCAAAACCTGATACATCGTCTGAATCGTGTGTTCCACCGGAATCACCTGAGAACTGAGTTTCTGCTTCGTTGAAGAGCGCTTCGCGTGCAGTTGTTGTACCAGAGCCATAACGTGACTTCATAGCGAAGATCAAGCCAGTTGGTCCTGACATTGGCTGAACCCCAGCAATATCATATGCCATTAGGTTTGGCATTGCACGTCTTACGAGTGCGATAAGTACTGGATTCCAGTTATCAACTGATCCTGAATTTGCACCACTTGGAGGTCCTTCCATTAAGTTTTGCTCACGTAAAGCGACTTCTTGGTTTTCTAGAATTGCAGCAGTAACTGCTTTTCTGTGATGATCTTTGATAGTACCCGCAGACTCTTCATTCAGAACTGGGGACCATTTTTCTACGAGCTTGTCGTAAGATATTACGTTATGCATCGATTAGTCTCCTATTGTTTTTTCGATGTTCGATTAAGGGCTGTTAAATACTGAGCCATTGATCCAGAAACCTCGATTGTATCATCTTGGTCATCTGATTCAAAGTCTGCAGACTCAGTTACTGTCTTAGTAGTTTTTGTGAAATATGATTCTTTAACAGTAGCAACTTTTGAAGCAAAAGTTTCTTCGTTATCGAAATCCATATCAGCTACTAATGACTTTAGTTTCTCGGCTTGGGTGTCAGCAAGATCTTTAGCTGCTTCTGCAATTACTGCTTCACGCTTATAAGCTTCTAACTCTTCTGCCATTTCGATAGCATTTGCTGTTGTGTTGTTTAGCTGGGTCTCAAGCTCTTCAACTTGTTCAGCAAGATCGTCGACTAGGTCTACCTTAGACTCAGGTACTTCGATGTAAGACTCTGTGAATAGATCTTTTAGATTATTCATGAATGTCTCTGCAATTTCTGTACGTAAGCCAGACTGAACAGCTAGTTTATTATCTTCTAGCCATTGTTCGACAACGTAGTGTAGATAGCTATCTACTTTTTCTACTAGACCTGACTTTGTAGATTCAATCTCTTCAGCCAACTCTTCGTGGTATTTTTCTTCAAGACGATCAATTTCTTCAGCTAGCTTAGACTTAATTGCTGCTTCGAAAATCACTGCAGTTTTTTCTTTAAACTCTTCTGACAATGTAGCTTCATCAGCCATGATTGCATTTAAGTCTTCAGAGAAATCTACTTCGTAATTAAGATCCGCTGTTTCAACAACTACGTCATCTTCTTCAACAGACTCAGTTACAGATTTATTCAACAATGTTGATAACTGTTCCTTTGTCATATTGTTCATTTTGTTATACATAGCGTTAATCATACCAGCTTTTGTTCCTGGCATTTTAGGCATTGGATCTTGTTTAGTGTTATCGCCTTTGCGCTTTTTTGCTGTGGAAGTTGCTTCACCTGCTTTATCAACAGATGCTACAGACTGAGCCTCAGCATTTTTAGGATCGTGACCTTGTGCTTCCATGATTTCATTCTCGTCATCATGAAGTTCAACGTCCTGATCGATTTGATTTTCATCAGTCATCATTGACTCCTTTTACAAGTTATTTTTAAGTAACGAGAGGAAATTCTTGAACTCACGAACCTGTGTCTCATAGAGATCAGCGCGTGGAGCTTGTTTAATTTCAGTCTCCATTTTTTCAATTGCTTTTGCTTCGATAATTCCGTTATTCCAAACCCATTCTACACCTTCCATAACTCCATTAACAAAAGCGCTTGGAGCAGATGGATCTTGCACGATATCTACCGCGTTAAGAATAAAATCGTCTTTGACGATCATTGCGTCATTACCTCTGGCTAAGCTTCCCATACCACGAGTCGAAACACCTAGTTTGACACCGCCGTCGAGTAAACCCTTAACGACTTCACCCATAGGAGTGGCCAAAATAGTTGCCTTGCCCACAACATCGTTTCCCTGCCAATTGAGAGATTCGATCTTGTGAGAAACTTTATCTAGATTAACGGTAGGTCCTTCAGGGTGATTTAACTCACCAACCGCACGACCTGGAACAACCTGTTCGGAATTATATTTACCGACAGCTGACTCCATTACTCCACGCGGATATATCCGACCGTTTCTATTCTTTGCTTCTGCTTGCATGAAGATACCTTCAATGGCATAAGACTTCTTGCCATTCTTTTCTTCTGTCAAGACTTCTAATTCATTGTCTGTATATTCTGCAATCAGTTTCATTTTTTATATGCCTTTACAAATTCTGTGGCAGCTTTTTCTGCCTCGTTCTTTGATCGATAAGAGTCAAGTCTGTCTCCGTCGACATAAGCAACAAAACCATTTCGTTCCTTATAAACTTGAATCTGAATTTTTCCCTGTTTCTTATTGACAAGCAATTGTCCTTCAGGTTTTCTTCCAGTGAGTTCTCTTATCTGTGTAAATGTTTTCATTTGTAACTATTATTTATGATTTTATTGTTTTCTACTTAAAAGTAATTTTAGTGTTATTCTTCTTCGGTCTCTTCAAACTCATCTTCTGTTTCATCGTCAGCTCCTGCATCTTCCTCGTCAGGATCTTGATCTTCGGAAGACTCTTCAGATGCTTCCTCGTCTCCTCCGTCCAAGTCAAGGTCGAGTTGTCCATCGTCTTCTTCATCTTCGACTCCGTTATACATTTGATCGGCTATTCGAATCTTTTCTTGGTCAAGAAGATCTGTCATCTTAACTGTCATAATGTCATTAAATGTATTATTTGCTTTATTGAAATCCTGATCTATAGCATTTTGTATCAGATCTTGTACAGGGTTTGCTTCACTCATAATTTATTCTCCTTGAGTAACGGTTCTTAATTCAAATTTTTCAGCAGTGGGTTGCTGATCTTCTTCTGGTTCATCACCTTCGCCACTAATTTGTTTTTGCATATTTTCAATATCTTCATCAGAAAGTTGTAAGACATTCTTTTGAATCCACTCTTTGGAGAAATAATCCCCAACATATTGTGACATTTGATCAAGTGTCTGTATTCTTTCGCGGATCAGTTCTGCATTTTTTAACTCTGTGAAATGGTTATCACGAACATAGTCTACAATGATATCATTCTTCATCGTATCCCAATCTTCTTGGGTAATAATACCTTTGAGAACGAGTTGTTTACGAAGAATGTCGTAGAAGAGATGAGCAAATCTGCGTCTGAGTCTGTCTATAAATTTCTGAAACTTTAGTTCATCGCGACCGATCTCAGTCGATCTACCAAGACTAAACTGCGCTTCTTGTTCGAGACGATTGATTGGTACATTCAGTGAACGATACATTCTCTTTTGGAAATATACAATATCGTCTATCTCACCCAGATTCTGACCGCCTGGAAGGGTACTAATCTCTGTGCCTCTACCACCTTCGCGTCTTGGTAACCAAAAGTCTTCGATCATAGACTGATGTTTACGATCATCTCTGATCTCACCTGTTTGTGCATCATAGACAAGTTTATTTCTATATCTTGCCATAATGTCTTTCATATACTGCTCAGCTTTACCACGCGGCATATTACCAACATCGATATAGAACATACGACGTTCTGGTGCTCTTGCCAATCTGTAAATGACAAGTGAATCTTCCATCATACGCAACTGATTGATTGGCTTCAGTGCTTTATGTAAATATGAAACTACTCTCTTTCTGCCCTCATCAAGCAATCCTGATGTACAATAAGAAACAGAATCGAGAGACATTTTAACGCCAGCATTGTGTTGTGATCCTGGTTTTTCTTGGTAAATATAATACTCGTCTATTTTTTCAATTAATTGAGCACCGGTTTCAGGATCTTTTTTCTTTTTGACCTGTTTCACCTTACGCATTTTTGCAGAATCAATTGGTCTAATTTCTTGAATACCTGCTTTCAGGTTTGATTCATTGACTACAAGATGATGATAAAGTCTTCCGTCGACATACCAACGACGAAAGATATCGTGACCGAGTTCATGGAAATTCATCATTCCTACTATGCTATCAAACTCTTCTTTCATGGTTTTCTTAATCTTGTCACTTACTTCTAAATTATCAAGATTGAGATCTATTGGTTGTTCTAATTCGCTACCAGCAATTGACTCGTTTACTATATCTTCTATTGCTGCGTCAACCTCTGGATGTGTAGAAACCCCTCTATATTTCATGATCATATTATAGTTATCTTTTGAATCATCACCATCAATATTGATATATTGGCCATAATGAGTTCCTGCAGCAGTAACATATCCAGCGCCGTCGTCATCTCGTGCTGGTACGATCGAAGGTTTCTTTTTCGGGTCATCACTTTCTGCCCGTTTTATTTCAAAACCAAATAATTTAAAACTTCTATCTGCCATTTAAAAATCCTTATAAAAAGGAAAGGCGATTTTTCGCCTCTCCTATTATATTTATCTAGGCTGCTGTGCCATCTACTGTTGTCCAGTATTGGTACTGGAATGTAACAGTAAATCTTTCAATATCATCTGTAGTTGCATATGCAACATCGATTGGTGAAAGATCTGTAGGATGCGCCCCATTAAAGATATATTCTTTAATTTTCGAACCGTTACGATCTAACTGAGCAATTCTGAGATCAGCTTCGTAATCGATTGGATTGGTTAATCCTACATTTTCTGAATGACCACCTATACCTGACATCCAACGTTCCATTGCGTTACGAATTTTGAAATCCGTATCGTTAATAATGGTTGCTGACCATGCCTCAAATGTACGATCACCAGCCATCTTTAACTGACGTCCTCGGAAAGGAACTACAATTGAACCTAATGTCGATCCAGGTAATTGAGCTGCTTCACATAAGAATGAAGCCACCTCTGTTACTTCAGACCCCCCAGCATATGCTGGAAAGTTTAGTGTTGCTTGAAAAAGATTAGGACGAGCACCGCCACCTCTAATCTTTGCTTTGAAATCATCTACTCCTAATACTGCCATTTTCTATCTCCTTATACCGTACCTACGACTTCTTCAAAGTCGACGCCAGATCTGACAGCCACAAAATTTAGTGTGACATAGTTGATAGAGCGTGCCGGCTTAATGAAGATACTCGCAATGAATTCATTCCGATCAATGACTGCCGCAGTATTGTTTGTTTCGTCACAAACGACTCTAAAGTCTGTAATACCACGTCTACCTCTAACTTCTCTTAGCACCGGCTCAACAATATTGACAAACTCTGCTCTTGTAAATTCATCGTTGAATTCAAAGAGAACGTTTTCTGCTGCTCTACTAATTGCTCTTTCAAGAACAAGAAAGAGACGACGTACGTTAATACGATCGAATGCAGAAGGTCTACCAAGATTTGTTTTATCCCCAAAGAGTATGATACCCTGTCCAGGAATATTTGCAATCGGATTAACCCCAGCTTTATACAGAGTATCTCTTTGAGCTTTAGTAGGAGTATAATCAATTGCAGTTACACCAAGATATTGGCCTCTTCTTCCACCAGCTGGTGAGAACCAAGGAGCTGCGTTACGATCAGTTGCTGCCATGATACCAGCAGTTGAAGATGCTGCTGGAACTTGGATATACTGATCATTAAATTTATCATAAACTTTTAAGAAGTTTCCATCTGTTACTAGATAAGAAGACTTAGTAAATGTATTTGCAGTTTCAACAATATTTGTTGTAATTGAAGAAGCACTTGTCAAATTAACTATATCGTCTCTTGCTGGAGAAGCTATAGCTATACAGTCTTTTCTAGTCGATGAAGCAGTTGATACAAGATCGTTGACAACAGTTGTTTGGTCAGTAGTTGTTGTCATGCTCGGAGCAATTAAGAAATCTACTTCAACAGTATCTTTATCTTCGAAAAGATCAAAACCTGCTAAAATTTCAGAAGTTCCTAGTGTGCCAGAGTTAACGCCTCCTCCAAAATCATAATTTGTTGCTGTTCGAATTGTTCGAGCATAATTCAAATTACTAACTGCTGTTCCTGCGCTGACTGCTTGGAAATCTGAATCAAAATCAACCATGTAGATATATTCTGATGTTTCATTGATTATATCTTTTACATAGTTAGTTGATCCATCGGTATTTTTAGCGTCTGTTACCTTTGAAACGAAAGGATATCTTTCTAGTATTGTACCAGCTGTGCCTGTGATATCTCCTAGATTGTCTACCACTACTACGTGCATTTCATCGTTTGTTGCACTGTTATTTGAAGCGAACGTACTAGTTCCAGGAGCAGCATCAAATTCTGATGCGTATGTCCAACCAGTAATACTGCTTGAATCCCAAAGTGAAACACGAATACTATTTCCTAAGTCCCCAGGAAATCTAGAAATGAATACGTGTGTGTCAGAGTCAAGAGATGATAGTTGGTTATCAAAAGCTGTTTTATTTTTTACGGTTGGAGCATCCAGAACTGAATTATGGTTTTGCCCATCTGTAAAGTTTGCGTTTTTAGCTGTAGAATCAATATTTCTTACAACTTGTAGTGAATTTGAATATCTTAAGAATTGCGATGCACTAACAAAATCGATGTTACGATTATTATTAGTGTCTGGAGTACCAAAAGTTTCTGTAAGTTCTGCTTCATTTGAGATCAGAACTCTTTCTTCCACTGGTCCCCATCTAAAATTTCCAACGAATGCGCCTGTAGTTGACTGGACGTTGGGCACACCGCCAGTCAGATCTATTTCTTTGACGACAACCGCAGGAGATTGCGAAGGTGTGAATAGTGCCATCTTTTTTTCCTTTTTCGGTTACTAATTATATGTTATCATGATACGGTTATCTTCAATTTCAT